TGAGGTCCCATCTGACCAGTTTCACCTTGAGGTCCCATCTGACCAGTTTCACCTTGAGGCCCACTTGGACCAACATCACCTTGAGGTCCCATCTGACCAGTTTCACCTTGTGGTCCCATCGGACCAGTTTCACCTTGAGGTCCCATCTGACCAGTTTCACCTTGAGGTCCCATCGGACCAGTTTCACCTTGAGGTCCCATCTGACCAGTTTCACCTTGAGGTCCCATCGGACCAGTTTCACCTTGAGGTCCCATCGGACCAGTTTCACCTTGAGGCCCCATCGGACCAGTTTCACCTTGAGGTCCCATCGGACCAGTTTCACCTTGAGGTCCCATCGGACCAACTTTATTTAAAGAATCATATATATTAAATACACCAACCATAGATAAATGATATTCACAATTATAATAAAGAATATTTGGACAATTCAATGGTACGTTAAATATAATTTGTCCATATTCTATACCATTATTTTGTATACCAGAATTATAACTATATATTGTTCCAATAACTGGAGATATTTTAATCCAAAATGGATGTCCATATGCATTAATATTAAATTTATAAGTATGGCCTTTTATTAAATCTATAGTTGGATTATAATTATTATCTATAAACCACATTGTATTTTGTGTTGTTATATTAAATACTGATATTAGAGACATATATATATACATTTTAAAATAAATGTTCTATAAACTTAAAAAATACTATATATTTTTATTATACACTTTTTAACATATTTTATCTATTTTTCTAATATATTTATAATGATGATTCTGGTAAAACCGGTTCAGTATTTTATAATTATCCTTATAGGAATGCACGCAGTTATGTCGCATCAAAAAAATCAAATATATTAAGAGGGCATTTAATTAGATAGTTTTATAATTATACATTCCATTATTATATTCTAATTCAGTTAATGATACAATAACACCTTTTTCTTCATCATAATTAACTTTATCTTTCTTAGTTAGGACTTTTTTCTTTAACAAATCAATTAATTCATTCTTTATTTTTTCTCTATTTTTTTCAGAATTAATTTTAAGATTATTGACAAACTCTTTAATCTTAATTGTCTTATGAATAATATTTAATTTGGACCATGATTTTTTATATAAATTTACATCTGATGTAATAGATATAATATTTGCAGTGTCGGACTCAGTATTGGGTTTTTTCTCATTAACTTCCTCTTTAATCATGATCTTATCAATATGGTCCAATATATATTGATTATTAATATTATTCTTAATTAAATATTTATTGAGATTATTGTAGTATTTAAGATTAAAATAATTTATATCAATAATATTCATTAATATTAAAGGCTGTATTACTTTATACCTATTATATAAAATTGAAATATATATTTAATAATATAATAATATTATATTATAATAATGTCTTCTGAATCACTTTTACCATCTTTTGATTATATGTTTGCATTGCGCTTTTCTTATATAGATACTTGTGAGGATGAACATATCATTATAAGAAAATTAAGAAACTACCTACTAGAATATGAACCTAATACTGATATTATTGATAAATATTTAATTGATTTCTATAAAGAATATAATATAATGATTAATGATAACATTCTAGATGATTTGGACTCCGATGATGAAAAGAATTATGATTATGAAATAAAATTAGATTATGAATTTAAAACAGACAGCCCTAATCCATTAGATAATTTTTCAGAAGCCGATATAATAAATGCATTTATGGGATCTATAATGAATAATAGTATAAGTAATTATAATACAATTAACTATGACAATAACATAATACCAAATTCTTTGTTAAATATTTATAATCCAACACTAACATATAATAGCGAAATGCTAATGGAAGTTATAAATAATATATTGAATGATACAAGTTCTGAATTTAAAGATGTTGTATCTACATTAGATGAAGAAGAATTTTGTAAAATAAGGTCTTATACACAAGAAACAGATAGCGATATACAATGTTCTATTTGTTTTGATAATCTGATGAAAGATGATAATGTATCATGTTTACCGTGTTCTCATAAATATCATAATGATTGTATTAATACATATTTAAAAGAATATAATTATATATGTCCTGTATGTCGTGCTGAGGTTGGAAAGAGTAAATCACATATTTAATTATTTCATAATATTTGAGAACAATAATAATAATCCTCCTATAATTATTAAGATTAAAGTAAAATCAAATTGTCTATAATCTGATGAATATATATACGGTATTGGATTTTCTTTATCAATTAACATTTCTAATATTTTAAAAAATAATTCACGCATACCCATAACTATATCTTCAACTGATCTCTGATGTGGTTTTAAATTATAATTAATATCATCATTTTTAAAATCTAGATTCTTCTGTACTATTGCTTCCATTTTAATAACTTCTTCTTTAGCATCAAAATTTTTATTTATATCACTATTAATAATATTAAATGTATTACCTAATTTTCGCTGAGAGTAATTAGTAGTACGAGATTTATTATCCATTATCTATATTTAGAATATTTTAATTAAATAAATTAATTTTCTTTGGGAATTGGTAAAATATCATATACTAATCTTTTATAGCTCATTACTCTCATTTTACAACAATATCTCCTTAATTTTAAACCTAATAATAATTCACTTAGTTTCTTTTGTTTATCTTTTTCAGTTAATGATGGATTAGAACATATATCTAATTTTCCTTTTTCATATTCTAATGTTTTTTGAGCAATAAAAAATCCACAAGTTGGGCAAGTTGTATAAAGCATTAAATAATATAATATTTTATATTATTTAATTTTTAATTCAATTTTTATAAAAACCGTTTAGGTTTTTTATAAAATATTGCAGCGTTCAATTTTTATAAAAACCGTTTAGGTTTTTTATAAAATATTCACACAATTTTTATAGGGATTATGATAATAAATTGAATAATATTGTATTAGTATTTTCAACTATTTGATGAATAATCGGTAGATTATAATTATTTTTTAATCTTATAAAAATATTTTTATTAAATGAATCACACAATTGCATCTCCATATTTCTCAATTGTTTACTAATATTTATATCTGTATAATTATCATTATATAATTCTTCTATCACACATAATGCATTTACATTATAGTTATTTTTTATAACATTATATAGGTACATATACATATTCTTAAAATTATATTTTTTATTAAATACAATAGTATTATTAAGATCTTCATTATAATCCTCCATAAAACTCAAATCAACTTCATTATTAAGATTAAAAATATTTTTAATTTGATTTATAATATAAGATAATTGATTGTAATTATATTTAATTTTAGTGAGACTTAAATAAGGGAATATAATAATTTTCATATTTTTAAACTGAAAGAGACATATCAATATACTGCATATTGTGGGGGCACAAAATATATAATTATAATTATTACTATAATTTAACTTTTCTCCAATCTCTCTACAAACTCCATACAACATACCATTTGATTTTTGTCTCATAATATCAAATAATTCTATAGTAATATTATAATAGTTCTCTTTTATCATTGCATTTATATTTATATATTTTTGTATAGATTTGGGAATACTTTTATTCTCATAATAATATGGTATTATATTTGCTTTACTAATATTTAGTTGTTTTATAATATTTTCTTTAATCATATAATATATCATGTTTTATTATTATTTTATCATTATTATGATAATTTAAGAATCTGACCTAATCCTTTTGTAGTACCGTCTCTAAAAAAGAAAGTCATTCCCTCTTCTACAAATTCAGGATGAGATACAAATGTAAATTTCACAATACTATTATCTCCTGTTCTTAACACTGATTCATTATCTAAATTCAATCTTGCAGCTTGTCTAATAGGTCCGCAATGAATTGTAGGACAATACCCATTTCTAATTGTTGATGAATGGTGTAATACATTTATTCTGGCCCAAAATGTTTTTGAAATATTATTTTTAAATTTTTCCACATTATCTAATAAAATCATTCCTTTTTTTATCATACTTTTATGTATATCATCTTTTTGATTAGTTCCTTTTATAGCAACACAACATTGCGTACCAATATTAGTCTCAACAATATGCTCTCTAATACTATTATGAATTGTTCGCACAACTATCTCTTTAAACTGCCCATTAAATGGTCCCAGATATAATTTTTGTTTTATTTTAATAGGATCACCTCGACCAGTTCCCGCCAACACCAAACCAATCCCAGGAACATTAAAACCAGAATCAATATAAAATATACTACCATCTATTTTATTACTTGTCCATTTATCTCTTGGTGGTAATGCGTATAATAATTTATGAAGATTATCAATATTTCTACCATCCTTATTTGAGATTGATATGATGGGAATAATATCAGGATTTCCTAACATATTTACTATATAACGATTAGTTTCATCATCCGATGATTCTTTTGAATTTGCATTTATAAAGTGTAATGATTTATTTAATACATCGTTTGGTTTTAATTTAACAGATAATTTACGCCCCAATAACATTTTTAGTTGAGAACATAAATCCATATATATCTGCCTCGGTGCAAGATCAATCTTTGTGATTGTAATAATAATTGGAACTTTTAGATATAATAATATACCAAGGTGCTCTCTTGTTAATTTGGTTATTCCAGTATTTGCAGCAATAACAACAATTCCGTAATCTGGAAATAATCCAGTAATACCAAATAATGTTGTACCAAGATATTTCTCATGTCCTGCCAGATCAAGAAAACTAACTATTTTATTATTATCATATGAATCATTATAGTCTATTTTTTTTATGATATTTTCCAGATTATTTGTATTATAAAGATTAATATTACCATCATGATATTTATATAATACTGAATTATATGTAATATGACTAGTTCGCCCACTTTCTTTTTCGTGAGGATGTACTAGAATTTTATTTCTAGCAAAACCATTACCATTATCCAATTCACCGTGTGTTAATACTCCAATCAGTGTGCTTTTAGCAGCATCGACGGGTCCAGCTATTGCAAATACAGTTTCATTATTAGTAGTCATTCATTATAACTAAATAATAATTCTTTATAATAAAAATTGATTATATATATCTTAAAAATTATGATTTAATTATAAGTAATGACTAAAACAAATAACACAATGTACAGTGAATTACAAACTGCAATGACAGAAGATCTATATAATTTTCTTAAACATCATTTTATTGATGTTTGTTCAAATGGCGATATTATAGTTAATCGACATATAGATAATATTTATAATAATATAATAATTACAGATTTGTATTTAATAAATTATGTTTATGATGTATGGCAAGAATACTATATAATGGGACTACAATCTGATTCTTATTGGGCTGATTAATTGGACCAAGCCAATTTATAAAAATTGGGAAAACAACACTTATAAATTGGCTTGGGCCAATTTATAAAAATTGATAATATATATATTTATAGAATAATTAGTAACTATTAACAATGGAAAAAAAGACTAATTACGTGAATGAGGGGATTATTATTAAAAATACCGATGGGACAGAAGAGATTATTCAAATTCCATATAATTTGAATAATGTCTTGATAAATGAAAAAGATATTGTTGATATTCTAAATAAGTATAATGTGAATATTGGTTCTATTAATCATATTGACTATATTAGAAATGCATTTGTTCATAAATCTTATTGTAAAAAAACTTTCTTCACAGATGAAATTTTAAATGATGCGAAGAATGAAATGAATAATCCATCAAATCTACTTGAATTGCAAGATCAGAGTTATGAGAGACTTGAATTTTTTGGCGATCGAGTGCTGAAGATTTGTGTGAGTATGTATCTATTCCATAGATACCCAAAACAAAATGAGGGATTTATGACAAGATTGCAAATGAAGATTGAAGATAAAAAAAATTTAGCAATAATGTCAAAAGATATGGGATTATCTAAATATTTTATTATTAGTAGGCAAATTGATAGTATGAATGGAAGATGTCTTGATAATATGCACGAAGATATTTTTGAAGCATTCATTGGCGCTCTCTTCCTTTCTAATGGTTTTGAACCATGTCTATATCTAATTATTAATCTATTGGAAACACTAATTGATTATTCAGATAAATTATATTGTGATAATAATTATAAAGATAGATTACTTAGATATCATCATCAACATAATTGGACACAACCAACATATATTATTATTAATCAATCTGGATTACCTAATAAAAGAAAATATATTATGGGTATTGAGAAACACGATGTTAGCCCCAATACACCATTAATGGATAGGTGTATTGGTTATGGCGTTGCATATTCTAAGAAGGAAGGTGAACAACACGCTGCTAAAATGGCACTAATTACATATGGTGTTCTTAATAAAGATCAATACAATACAACTGATATTTTTTATCCTGATTGGAATGAAATTAATAATACTAATGAATCACTAGAGTAAAATGGCATTTATTAATTTTTGATTTATCTCATGATATAATTTTTTATCATTATCTTTTTTTAAATCTTCTTCTAATATTGTATAGTTAATATTGACTTTTTTAGTTGCTGCTAATTCCTTCATCGCATCATTATAAACATCTTTCTCCTCTATAGATGTTTTACCCCAATCAAATGGAAATACATCTTGTTTAGTCCAGCTAAATATAAATTTGAGGTCTTTTAATCTTTCTTTTGAAATATTTTCTAATTCTATAATATTAAAAGGATTTCCAGGAACCGCCAAATATAAAGCATCATAAATATGATTCGTTGTATCTTTTACTAATGTATGAATCAATACACCTGCTCCTGCACACTTTCCTAATAAATGAACATTAGATAATTTTAACTCACTGCGGATAATATTATCTATTCTAATTGCAATTTTATTATTTAATTTTCTTTCAGGTTCGTAAATAAGATTATTATCATTCGTGTCTTGTTTAATTGTATCATCTCTCAAACGACATGCTATTGTTTGGTCTGCTTTATATGAATCATATTCAATAATATATATCTTATTAAATTTTTTAATTAATGCATCTATATTTTTAATTAAAATATCTGCAGTTCCTCTGAAAGAATTATGACTGTACCCTGCCATAACAACTAATACTGGCTTTTTTTCTTTATGCTCTTTTTTACATGATATTATCATTATATTGATATCTTTTTTTTCTTCTTCAAAATTAATCAACTTAATATCATATTCAGTTAATTTACTTTCTATATTTTCTTTATATTCAATCATTTGCTTAGAAATTCCACCACCCGATTGCTTTAATTTAATAGAATTTAATAATGTTAAATATTTTTTCTTATATTTTAAATATTTATGATATAGATCATTTTCTACTGTGATACTTATGGATCTACATGATAAAATATGTAATTCATATATTACATCACCATATTTTTTTTTATGATATGGTTCAATAATACGTTCTAATATATTTTTAAGATACTCACCCTTTTTTTTTCTTTTATTTAAATATTTATTTATATTAAAAATAGATTCTTTAGTAGTACAATCTATAATTGTTTTAAATTTATCATTAGGACCATTAAAGAAGAATAATAAATTTGGTTGATATTCTTGACCTTGTCTTATGATATATTGTTGTTCATGGTATGGATTTATTAAATTTTTACATATATTAGTATCATCACCCTGACTACAATATAACTCTTCACCATATTTAGAATAATGATATATAAGACAATTATATGGTAAAATTTCTTGATATGAGCCATCATGTGCATCATATCCCCCATGAGCATTTATAACATATTTTTGTCTTGAGGGTGATTGTTTTACACTTCGTTCTCCAGTATCTGCAACTGTTATAGTTGTTGGGTCTCCTCTTATACGGTAGGCTGATTTTGTCAAAACTGTACGAGAATCATCAATAACATCATACATTATATGTAGCTTTTGTTTATGTTTATACATTTATATATATAATAGACGCATAAATATTTTTAAATGTATTAAAAAAATAATAATCATTTATAAATAATGTCTGAACAAGTACAAAATATATTTTTTTCAAAGGATAATATTGCCGAATTAAATAAAACAATATTAGAAAAAACAAATATGCATAACTTGAACCGTGAAGGGAAACAAGAGTTTATTAACATATTAGTAAAAAATATGAAAACAGTATATAAATCTATTGATTCTTCTAAAATAAATGATAGTAACTTAAATTCTATTTTACAACAATTTAAAAAACATTCATTAATGGAATCAATGAATGATATAAATAAGAACAATATTGTTGATAAATATAATAATTCTGCTGCTCTAAAATTTAATCGAGATTTCTCATCTAATCCAAATAAGGGAAATCAATTACAAGATAGACCTCAAGCAACTAAAATGGTAAATACTTATATGCCACCAGTTAATACAAGTCTAGATGATGCATTTAAACCAATAATTGGTAATGATATGGCAAATAGTTTTAATATGTATCAGGATAATAAAAATGCACAAAATCGTGTAAATATTGATGACTTTCAAAATTCTAGAAATTCTGCAATTGGTTTGAATAAAGAAAGACCCAAAACACCTGATTTTCTTAAACCTAAAATGACAAACCCTACAAAAAATCCTGAAAATAAACAGAGTATTAATACTAATACTAATAATACTAATAATAATAATAATACTACATTAAAAAATGATCATCCAGATGGTTATTTTGGTTTGGCTAATGATACAGGGGGTGATTTATTTAGTTTAGATAATATTGATAAACCATTGATTGAAACAGAGTATGTGGAAGATAGTAGTAATTTTGAAGAAAGACTCAAAAGATTACAGAGTGATAGAACCAGTGTTAATATAAAACCTCACGCTGGACAAATAGATTTTACAAGCGACACATTTAAATCTTCTAATATAAATGATAATTCTGTTCCTTCGATACAAAAAAATCAACAAGTAGAACAACCAATGATGCAACAGCAAATGCAACAACAACCAATGATGCAACAGCAAATGCCAAAACAACCAATGATGCAACAGCAAATGCCAAAACAACCAATGATGCAACAACAACCAATGATGCAACAGCAAATGCAACAACAACCAATGATGCAACAACAACCAATGATGCAACAGCAAATGCCAAAACAACCAATGATGCAACAGCAAATGCCAAAACAACCAATGATGCAACAACAACCAATGATGCAACAGCAAATG